GTTGGATATCCAATGCAAACTGTTTTGGCATGTTGCATCATATCCACCTAAAAATCTACTGACGCTCCAAATCGACGTATCAACATCCCTAAACCTAGCCTCAACCTTCTCGCCCTCCATTACTCGGGCAACATCCTCGGCGGTTGCATCCCGCCAAAACGCTTCGACCTTCACTTTGCCGACTTTCGAGCTGGGTGATCCTTGTTCGTTAATTTGACTATCCATTTCCTGAGCTCCTTGTTTCTCTCCTGTAAAAGTTTGATCTTGGTTTTGAGCCAAAATATTTCATCTTCAAGTTTGCGTATTGTGTCTTTGTCGCTCATGATAAAACAATGCTTAAAGACAGTTTATTTTTTTCTTGTATATCGCTTTACGGCTTTTCCGATAATATCCATAGTTGATTGAAATGCAACTATGAAAACCAAAAGCAACATAATTGCCAACGCTATGATTGTTGGCAGAAAAAACACAACAAGCGACATCCACGCGCCTGATGTTGTGTCTGGCTTATTCATCGTAAATCTCCAGTTCGAGTCCTTGACGACCGTTTGGAACGTAATCCATTGCAAGACATCCGTTGGGCAGTCGCACAACAACACCGTTCTCCTCTCGCACAACATACAACTGTTCTTGCTGAAACGCTCTAAACCCTCCATCAAGCGCCATCCACGTTGTTGCGGCGTAATGAATACCACTTGGGAAATGCTCCATTGCTCCGTCGAGCGGTCCACCAAAAAACTCGAACGTTGCTAGGCTACCCATCAAGTTTTACGCCAAACGTGGTGCCATCGTCGAAAACCTTACGATCAAACGAATCCTCCCAGGATTGGATATGGTGGCCAAGCCTGCCATACGCTGCCGGTGGAAAGGTATTAGACCGATCATCTTTCCATGTCCACCACCTATCCCGATGAGGCGTGAATTCCTCCGCATCAGCAAACGGTCGATACTTCGCCGGTTGCTCGATCTTGCGGATGATAGGCCACACAGCATACAAATCAGTATTCGCCTGAACCGCACGACCATCACCGTCAATGTAATGCTCACCTTTTTTAGCACGCCAAAACCCCACCAACTCCCACCCATCGGGCACTCCTGGCACGCCGCGAAAACCTTGTTCACTCACTTGCAAGTCTCCTATTGCAAAACACAAAACAATCAACACGTTACTACTGTATCTCCATTGCCCCGTAAACGCAAGTTACAAATCAGGGGGTTTCCATCCTTCTGCAAAAATTGGGTAGTCAACTTCCTTGACATTCCAGTTGCTCTGTTCGCACCAGTTTAAGAGCGAGGTGAACTTGTAGAGGTGCTGTCGAGCGTAGGCTGGTGTCGGCAAACTTGTGTCCCAATGCTTCGGATCCCAGACTTCAAAACCGAACGCCCATCCCATGAATGTGACTTCCGAGCCGTTTACCAGTAATCGGACATGCGGAGATTCCATCAGTGGCGTTGAATACAAGATCAGCTTGTGGTGAGCCTTGGATATCGACTTCACCTCGATTGGGCCGACATCTGGAACTTGGCAAACCTTCCTGCCCTTGTGCTCCGATGCTGGCTTGTGAGCTCGCCACGGGAACCCTGTGTACAAAGCCATTGCGCATTCAGCGATCGCTGCTTGAACGTGCGAATGACCCGATGGAGACCGATCGCACGACAAGTAGTCGCCACGACCAGCACCACTGTCTGCTCGCATCTTGCCGATTTTAATCGCCAGTTGCATTTGTTTGTCGGTGAGGATCATTTCAGTCGACCTTTACCAGTCTGCAAGTGCCGTATTCTTCGCTTTCCCAAGTCTCCGCCTTCCAGCCGCTTATGCTTTTGTGTCTTGGATCCAAAGCCTCAAACCAGAACAGATCGCCGTCTGCGTGACGCTGCGTGATCAAACCTTTTGCGCCGTCGAAGAGGTTGTTGCATTTGAGCTCGACCTTATCGCCGACATTCAGTGTTACGCGAACGCCTCGCAGCTCTGGAGCTGTGTGCTCGATGTCTTTTTCACCGAACCAACCAAACTGACTTCCGCTATCGGAAGAAAAGTAGTATGGCACTTCCGGGTTTCGAAAATCAATTCGCGTTATCGTCCCTCTGTGCGAATACAGAAGCGAGTCGGCTTTGACAATTATTACGCGGTCTTTAACCTTGTACAAACTTGCAGTTGTCAAGGATTGCTTGATAACTGGATTGCGAACGCCAGTCTCGATGTCGCAAGAGTCATGTGGGCAAGTTACACTTGTCGATTGCGCCAAATTGCAAACAAACCCTTGGCATTGGTTCGATACAGACTCATTGGCATCGAGCACTTCCGATTCGAGCCGAAACTCCTTGTTTGCAGCCCAAAACCTCTGCCCGTACACTTCGGTTATCAGTCTTGCCACTTCGTTGTCTAAAGCCGAAATAATTGCTTTTACCCAAACCTTATCGCCGACTTTCATTTCTACTTTTCCTTAACAAACACACCGTCTACCATCTTACCCTTGCGATCCTTGATCTGCTCCCACGCCACTTCGCGGCATTCGTCGATGTCTTGTCCAAGCTGAGCACACATCACAGCCAGTACCACCTGAATATCGCCAATCGCATCGCAGATCTCTGTGGTGTCGTTACGCAGCAAGCCATCGGACAACTCCTGGACTTCCTCCAGAAGCTTCGACATTTGCAAGGTGGGGCTAGAACCAACCACCAAGTTCCGATCTTCCGCCCATTTCGTAACACGTTCTTTCCAACTCAACATTGAAAACCTCCAATCTGTTTCCGTCCACTTTCTAACACGCTCCCTAAACATGGCAGATCCCCTTGCGATGAATAACAGCCTTACGGAGTCTTTAGAATGCGATCTTGAAAATCAAAAGCCATCTTCAACAACTCTCGATTGCCGTTTTTTGCAGCGACAGCGATGACGCTTTGAGCGAAATCTAGTGCATCGGAAAACGCAATACGCTTCATGTCCGACTTCATTTTGCTGGCAAGACGATCAACTAGACCGCTGTCTATTTCCGACTCGTCAACAAACAACCTACCTCAGAAACGAACGGCAATTTCCAGTTCGCGAGCGCAACTCAACCGTTCTGGAGCGGTCAAATTTGATTCGCACTCAATGGTTAAGCACATGGGAAGAGTAGTCTTTGAAGCCATCTTTCCAGTCGTCGAAAAACTCAAATTGTCAATCGCATCAATAAAACTTTGACTGCTCATAGCTTAGCAGTCCTCGTAAAATGGGTTTGCGTTAATGTAGGCAAGCACTTTAGCAGCGTGCTCATCGCCTTCGTTGTCCGAAATCGTTTCGTCCTCGTAGACGTAGCTGCTTCGGTCGCCAAAGCATGACTGAACAATAGTTGCCTTGCTGTGAGTGTCCTCTTGTCCATTCTTGCGAGTTTCTTCAATGTCGATCGACTCCTTGCCGAGAGTCCAATCCGTGATTGCGTATTGAATTTCATCTACCTCGAACAAATAGACAGTGTGCGCTTGATATGCTTTACTCATAGTCCCTCTCCTTCCTCGACTTCTCGATCAATTTGAATCAACGCAAAACGAGCCTCTTGATTGCAACCGTCAGCATCTTCCTTGGTAGGCCAAGCAACCATTCCACCGTCTTCAAAGACGTTTACCCATCGTTCCACCTTGATCTTCTTTTTTGGTGGAGGTGCTAGGTTTAGAGGACATCCAGTTGCCGAATACATTCGACGCCCGGTATCGTCCCAACCTGCGCACTCCCATTGCCCCAAAAATTTCATCCTCCCTGTATATCGGAACGCCTCCTGCCCCTCGTTGATCGCGTCGATAAACGCATCGTCGCCATTGGCCAGCTTTACCGGCCCTATCTGCCATTTGTGATTGCTCATCGCAACTCTCCTGTGAAAAACCCGCAACGGTGCAAGGTTGGTAGCCGTTTGCCACAAGTGGCGAAAGATGCACCGCGCGGGATTGTTCGTTTGCGTCAGGCTACCAACCAGACAACAGCATCATAGCAGCATTGCCCCGTGAAGGCAATGGCTAAGCTAAGCCAAAAAGTGGTTTTGCAAAACCATTGTAAGACCACGAGGGTGGTAACGTTTCCACCGACCGGCAGTACACAAGCATTTATGATGCCCAGGAATCGCCTACCAAGCCATCGCCTCAAGGATAATCTGACGAATCTTCTTTAGAGTGATCCGAAACATTGCAGACCGAAGCTCTTCCAAATTTGCGCATTGCCAAGTGCTTAGTGAATACAAAGCCTTGACCGCCCGATTTGCATCCTCGGCACGACCAAACGTCATCTCTGACCAAACACTCTCAACGCCATCGCACAACCATGCAACACGCCATCCAGGAGAGTCAACTGGCGGAGTTCGCCTGGATTCCGCCAGATCCCAAGTAGCTACCCATCGACCAACTTCCGACATAATGCAAACCTCCGCTTAGCAACCTACCACTATTGCCCATCAATAGCTATTCAAACTGAAGCATATCGCTGCTTTTGCCGACTGCCGCATCGATTCGCGCACGAGCAAGCTCGATGTATTCGGCTTCGCGTTCAATTCCGACGAACCGAAAACCTTCAAGAATAGCTGCCTTGCCTGTGGATCCTGAGCCGGTGAACGGATCGAGAACAAGTCCGTTTGGCGGCGTGACAAGTCGGCAAAGGTAACGCATCAGGTCGGTCGGCTTGACCGTGGGGTGGACGTTCTTGCGATTCGTGACAAATCTGCTAGTTACGTCATTTCCTGTATCCCACTCTGCGTTTTCGGGATTGCGCCTGCCGGACATAGACGACGATGCTTTCGAGTTAAAAGCATCCAAGCCTTCATCTCGGTCTTTCTTGCTTGCCTTCGCGCAATAGAAGAATCTGGCTGCGCTGCCGGAATCGCCTTCATGGAATCTTGGTGTGCCAAGCGTATTTGCCGCGCTGCCATAGATTTTGTTTTCCGTTCTTGGTTGGCCCGTAAGGCTTCCGCTTGTCGTCTCAGGAAACAACGCCAGCACCTCATCACTTCCATCGTGGATGAAGTTTGCAGGGAAACGGCCCAATTGCTCAGCCTTAGCAACCGCTTCATTGCCGCGAGCCTTGCAAGCCTCGATCGCTTCGCTGTCGTGTTTCCAAGGCCTGTCCCACCCCTCTGTGGTTGTGCTGATCCTGCCGCCGCCTAGCTTGTCCCCGTTCGCCTCCACCCTACACCCATCGATATTCAACCCGCCCGTTCCGTGGGCTAGCACATTCGCGGCGACTGTTGTGGGAAAAGGCTTACGAGCCAATATGATTGGCTCGTAAGCTGGTTTGAGTGCAGTTCCCCAACCTTGCCATTGTGTAGCTGCTTCGGTTGTCGGGATTGTTGTGTAAGCGTTCCTGCCGGATTCATCACCCCAAGTGCCACCACCGTCTCGTTTACCATCTTCAAGGCGTAGTAGGCGATCACCCCCTCGTTTGAGTGGGCCGACCTGCCGTTCCGCCCCAGCGGCCTTGTCAATCGCCTTGCTCACATCCAGCGATTTCGGAAAACCCGAGCCATATACCCACATGAGGCAGTCTCTAATCTCCCAACCAGCATCCTCAATGGCGCAGGCGAGTCGGTGGTACGTCCTCGTACCACCGAACGCCAGAAGATGCGCGCCCGGCTTTGCGACCCGCAAAGCCGCTTCCCAAAACGGCATCCCAGGTACGCCGTGATCCCACTGTTTGCCCATAAAGGCCAACCCATAGGGCGGGTCGGTCACGATTGCGTCAACCGAACAGTCCGCAAAAGTTTTGAGTACGTCTAGGCAATCGCCATGGTGCAATGTGTAGCAATTCATCAAAATGTCCCGTGTAATTGCGCTACTCAAAAAGAACGTTTTGTTTCAATTTATCAGCTTTTTGTACCGCCGAATCAATTCGATCGACAGCCAGCTTGATGTACTCTGGATTCAACTCAATGCCGACGTATTTTCTGCCATTCAAGATTGAAACCTCGCCCGTGGTTCCGCTTCCGTTAAACGGATCGAGAATAACACCACCTTTGCGGGAGCCAGCAAGGACGCAAGGCTCAATTAGCGCAGGAGGAAATGTGGCAAAGTGAGCGCCTTTGTACGGTTTTGTGGTGACAGTCCAAACGGAGCGTTTGTTTCTGCCTTTTTCTAGGTCTACCGTCATGTCCCCAAAGTCGTTGTCGTAATTATGACCCTGCATACTTTCTTTGCTTCCTCCGCCGTTTTGAGCTCTTTTCCATCGGTATTTAGCTCGCTCGTGCGTTGCTTTGCTGCATGGCTCTTTGATCGCCTCATTGTCGAAGTAGTACCTTGCCGACTTGCTCAGCAAAAAAACGTACTCGTGAGATTTGGTACAGCGATCGGTGACGCTTTCAGGCATTGGGTTGGGTTTGTGCCAGATGATGTCTTGGCGTAGATACCAACCATCGGCTTGCAAGGCAAAAGCAACGCGCCAAGGGATGCCAATGAGGTCTTTGGTTTTTAGCCCAACAGGAGTGCCGATCCGAGGAACGCTATTCTGAGCCTCGGGGTTGTTTGCGCCAACACCAGGGTTTGTGGATTGCTGGCGATCCGCTTTTGTGCCAGTGGCATAACTATCCCCAAGATTCAGCCACAGCGTCCCGTCGTCTCTAAGCACCCTCCGGACTTCACGAAACACCGAAACCAATTTAGCTACATAGGCATCCGGTGTCGGCTCTAAACCAATTTGACTATCAACCCTGATAGCACCGCACTTGCCGCACTTATCCTTGTACGGAATCCACAAAGCGTCTTTGTCCAGTCTGCCCTCAGAAGTTCGACTCCCACCATCGCAAGCGTTTGCAGCCTCAGCAAGATTGCGCCGTTGACGAATCTCTTTTTCTCGATGATCGCAACCAGGGTCGCCACCCTCCCACTTTGCCGTCCCGTAATCGCGCAAGCCGAAATACGGAGGCGACGTTACGCAACAATCAACCGCCCCTTGCTCCATCGATCGAAGCACAGACAAACAATCACCGCAATGCAATGTGTAAGGTTTCATGCCAACAACCTACCATCATTGCCCCGATAACGCAAGTCAAAAATTGGAAGGGAAGCGAGGGGGTATACCGTGCCACGGCCCCGCGACGGGGCGGGGTCTGGATCGTTTTCCGGTGCGGTGCGGGTGTTCGTCGTCCGCGTCGGTTCCTTCGTCCGTCTCGCGTCGTCGTCCATCGCGCCACGTTTCAAGCTCGCGAAGCGTGACAAATAGGCTCATAGACTCGCGAAGCTCAGAAACATTAAGAAAACACCACAAAAAACACCGCGTCAGACCATGCCACGTGGTCTATACCCGTGGCGACCTGCCGAATTGGCACTTACCGCATCTCGGCAAGCAATCCGCGGATCTCATCGATTGCCATCCGTTCGCGGCGGATCGTCTCTCGCTCGTCTTCCACCGAGGCGGAAGCCTTCGCAGCCACATCAACGAATTTGCTGTATGCGCGGATCGAGGTTTCCAGCCAGCCAAGCGCTGACCAACTCGGTGCCGGCTGAAGCGCTCTGGACAGGTCTACGATTGTGAGCCCATCGACCGTCCTCGTGACGCTGAGTCTATTTGCTTGCACCCATTGGATTTCATGCGCAAGGCTGCTATTCGCGGGCAGTGTGGGCCAGTCCGCCGGGATCGCGTCGAGACCGACCACTCCGGCGTCCTGATTGCGCGCCCGCGCCTGCGACTCGTCAACCGATTGGACAGGCTCGGCGTGGTGCTCGCCGCTAACGGCTTCGCCCCCCACCTGACTTTCCCGTTGTTCTTCCATCGGCGGTTGTGCCGCTGCGATTGCTCGCTTTGCTTCGTCAATCTCCGCTTGCGTCAATGGTGGGTAGAGCGTTTCCAGTTGGCGGTACGTCGTCTCTTGCGCCTCGTGCTTACTCAGCCCGATGCTTCGAGCCTCCTTCATCAGCCTATCGCGGTCGGTCATGGCTTGCAGCCATCGCCCTTCCGCTCGCAGTCGCGTCACCACTCGTGACTTCATCGCATCGAGGTCGCTTCCGCTGTCGTTTTCCGCCATCGTTCGCTCGTTTCTGTGTCTGGTCAGCGCACAAGGATCCCGGGGTAACCGCTGGTTATTTATCGACGCCGCAACCGAGTCTCCCGACTCCCGAACAACACCATCCAGTGTAGCCCCTCGCGTCTAGCCAGCAGTGTAGGCGTCAGCCTGCTCACTGGCGGATTGGTCTAGCTCCGGCTAGTCCACTCGGCAACGTCTCGGCCTGTGCTTCCGCCTTGGGCGCTCGGTGACGCTGCATACCGATCAATCTGCCCACCACCTTACCGACCGATCTGGCCACCGTCAAGAAATTCCAAAATATTTTGCTATTTGGGGTTGATTCTACTTGTCGATATGCTCTCCATGGAGTAGAGTACCCATGGGGGCATCGTGCCCCGCAGTAGTGAGACACTGTTTTTTCTAGGAGATTTCTGATTATGGCGAATTTTGATTCCGATCCGCGTGATTTTGCTCTGGAAATGGTCGAAAACGAGGTAGTTTCGGCAGACCATTTATTGCTTTGCTGCCTCAAGTACATGAGCGCCGACGAACTTTCACCGCGTTTTGCTTGCGACGAGCCAGACCTTTGCATTGATTGCGGCGGTTCTCACATTGAGGAGGGCACCTGCCTGGGTTGCCAGCTCGCCGAGTGGCTAGACACCTTCGATGATTCAGAATACGACGTTTCCGCCATGCGTGACGATGTTTCTACCAACAATCTCGAAGTGGGAGACGATGACGCGGCGGAAAAATACCGCCATGAAAACATCGTTCGCGAGTCGATTGTCAATGGCAACTACACCCAAGCCAAAGAGCAGT